CTCCGGCCGCGATCCCGACTCCCGCATCACTCTGACCCTGGATCAGCAGTTGGCCGAGGAGGGTTGGGACCCCACCACTCGCGAGTACTGGCAGGAACTTGATTCGCGAGTGAAAAAGTATCTCCCGCACCGCGGAAATAGTGGTAAAATCAGTGGTACCAAGCCTCGAACCACTGTTTCGGGTTCCGGTAAGGATAGCGGGTCACGTACTTCGAATCAATCTTATCGGCTTTCGGCCGAACGAGTCCAAGCTCTCAAGGACGCGGGACTCTGGGATGATTCGAAACAACGGGCTGAAGCGGTCCGTCGGTTCCGGGAATACGATCAACAGAATGGTAACAAGGCTTAAGGAGCGATCAGATGAGCGACAGCAAAGTGATGGGCAATGAGGACCGGCTGAAAAGGTCGGCGGCCCCGGACGTGCGAGCCGATCGCGAGACTCAAGATTTCGCCCGAACCCAGGAAGATGGGACTTCGATGACCATGGAAGAGCGCATTCGCATGATCCGCTCTGAGTGGCACCAGGAAGTACTCCCGACTCCCCCGGCGAAGCCAGGCTGGCATTACTGCTGGCTTTCCACGACCAACAGCTCCGATCCCATCTACAAACGCATGCAGAAGGGTTACGAGCCGGTGAAGGTCACTGAGATCCCGGGTTTCCATCAATTCAGGGTTGAGGAAGGCGATTTCGAGGGCTGTATCGCCTGCAACGAGATGCTTCTGTTCAAGATCCCCGAGGAGCTCTATCAGGAAGTGATGAAATACTTCCATCACGAGCTCCCGATGGGAGAAGAAGAAATGCTCAAGGCGAACCTGGACCTCGGTGAGCAAGACAGCGAAGGCAATCGGCTGGGTCATCGCGAGGGCTTCGACACCCTCGCCCGCCCGGCTCGAACTCCCACATTCGGATAAGGACTGAACCATGGCACTCACTGCCTCTCCGTTCGGCTTTCTGCTCCGCAAGCACCCTTCGGGGCAATCGCGGGCAAATGCCTACACAATCGACGCTGCGTACGCCACGGCCATTGGCTATGGCGACGCCGTCATCCTCAACACCAATGGCACGCTGACCGTCGGCACCGCCACCAACGATTTGCTTGGCACGTTCGCTGGTGTCCAGTACAAGGATGCCGCCGGCAAGCCGCAGATCTCCAAGCGTTGGCCGGGCGCCGTTGCTGGCGCCACCGAAATCGTGGCCTACGTCTACGACGATCCCGACAACGTGTTCGAAGTCCAAGTCGAAACGGGCGGCACGGCCTACGTGCAAACCGTGATCGGCTCGCAAGCGGATCTCGTGGCCGGCACTCCGAACGCCGTTACCGGCCACTCGACCATGGCGCTGGAAGCCACCGTTGAAGCCGGCGGCGGGCAGGGCCAGTTCCGCATCGTCGGCTTCGGCAGCGACGGTGCGTATGACGCCACCACCAACCCGTTCCCCACTGTTCTGGTGCAGATCGCACAACACCAGTACGTGGCGAACAAAGTCGCCATCTAAGGGGAGCTGATCATGGCTGGCACTATCATGCGCAGTACCCAATTTCGGTCGATCGTCGAGCCGATCCTGAACCAAGCCTTCGACGGCGTTTACACGCAACGGAAGGACGAGTACAAGGCCATCTTCTCCGAAGAAGAGGGCATCAAGCGAGCGTACCACGAAGAACCCGTGCTGTTCGGCTTCGGCGCGGCGCCCGTCCTGCCCGACGGTCAACCGGTGACGTATGACGAGGGCGGCGAGCTCTACGTCAAGCGCTACACCTACGACGTCTACGGCCTGGCGTTTGCCCTGACCCGAGTCCTGGTCGAGGACGGTGACCACATTCGTGTGGGCTCCACCTACTCGAAGCACCTGGCCCAGGCGATGGACGAGACCCTGGAAACCGTGACCTGCAACCACCTGAACCGGGCTTTCAACGGTTCGTACCAAGGCGGCGACGGCGCGGCCCTGATTTCGGCGTCGCATCCGGTGATCGGCGGCGTGCAGTCCAACCTGCTGACCCCGGCGGCGCTGTCGCAAACGTCTCTGGAACAGGCGATCATCACCATTCGCCAAGCCCAGGACTCGCGCGGCAAGAAGATCCGCCTGACGCCGAAGAAACTGGTGGTTCATCCGGGCAACATGCTTCAAGCCGAAGTTCTGCTGAAGTCGGTGCTTCGTGCCGGCACCAGCAACAACGACCTGAACCCCATCAAGTCGTCGAGTTCGCTGATGGACTCGGCCCACGTGATGTCCCGCCTCACTTCACCGTCGGCCTGGTTCGTCCAGACCGATGCCCGCAATGGCCTGAAGGTGCTCTGGCGCCGTAAGGTTGACAAGGGTATGGAAGGCGACTTCGAAACCGACTCGATGCGCTACAAGTCCACGATGCGTTTCGGGTCCGGCTGGACTGACTGGCGCAACATGTACGGCAACGCCGGCGCCTAACTGGCCAAGAATCGAGGCCCTCAGGGGGCCTCGATTTGCATGGACACTTGGCGTTCATCGTGATAATATAAACAAGGATTCAAGGAGATTTCTATGTCGACTTACATGCAAGGCGCCCTGAAAACCGGCGACGCCGTTTCGGAAGACCCTTCGGGTCGTGGTGTCGGTTCGGCGGTAATGTCACAGACCGCGCTGATCAATTTCGACACGGATCTGGTGCAGGAGGCGGTGTTCGTGCTTCCGATGGAGGGCCAACTGGTTGATATCGTGGCAGATGTGCTGACCGCGTTCAACTCGCCGACCTCGGCCACGCTCACGGTCGGTTCGGCTTCTGCCGGCACGCAGTACGCGGGCGCGGTGGATGCCAAGACTGCGGGCCGTGTTCGTCCGACTTTCACCGCGGCGCAGTTGGCCGCGATGGACGACATCGGGGCCAACACTTCGGTCTACGCCACGATCACCAGCGTCGGCCAGCCCACGGCAGGCTCCGCTCGTGTGACCGTGTTGTATACCGGCGGCCGGTTCTAATGAGGTAACGACGGATGGCCACTTCGGGCACAGTGGGACAAACCCGTATCAATACGGCCAAGTTGCTGGAGAAGGCCATTCGTCGTTGCGGGCTCAGCCCCGCTTCATTGACCGCTGAGACCTGGGAATCCTCTCGAGAAACCCTGTTCATGTTCTTGATGAGCCTCAGCTCTCGAGGACTGAACCTGTGGTGTGTGGATCACGCCATCATTCCTCTGGTCCCTGGGCAGGCCACTTATCGGCTGCCCGATGGGGCTCTAGAGGTTCTCAACCTGTTACTTTCCATTCCTCGTGGGGATGGAAGTTATCGGGACATTGAGATCGCCCCGTTCAACCGGGACGACTACGCGGGTCAACCCAATAAGACCTTTGAATCGGCTCAACCAACCAACTACTGGTTTGAAAAGCTGATCGAACCACGCATCACATTGTGGCCAGTCCCGAATGACCCGACGCGTCGCCTGTCTCTGTACTATTACCGTCAGCCGGAAGACGTGGGGTCCTTGACCAACGAACTCGAGATTCCGTCCCGCTGGATGGAGGCCGTATGCTGGCATCTGGCTCTGCGTCTTGCATTCGAGTTGCCGGGGGTAAGCGCCGAGAGGCTGGCTTTGGTCCAGTCCATGGCTCAGGGCATGACCGTGGAGGTTGAGGGGAGTGAGACTGACTCCGCTCCGGTCTACCTGTCTCCTAACATTCGGGTTTATACGAGGTAATGTCTTATGGCCGCTACGATGACGTATTCTCAGCTGATTGAGGACGTTAAGCAGTATGCCGAGCGTTTTGACTTACCGTTCATCGCCCAGATCCCTCGGTTCATCGCACTCGCCGAGAACCGTATCGCCGCTGAAGTCCGTGGCCTCGGGTACGTCCGCTATGTATCGGGCAACTTCACTCCCGCAGACCCTGTGGTGGCGAAACCTGCCCGGTGGCGCGAAACTTCCAGTTGGTTCTACGTCAAGAACGGAAGCGTCGTGTTCCTGAAGCAGCGTGGGTACAGCTACGTTCGGTCGTATTGGCCAGACCTCTCTCAGACGGGAGATCCGGTATACTATAGCGACTACGATTACGAGCACCTGCTCGTGGTCCCGACCCCGGCAGAGCCCCTGACGTTTGAGCTGGCGTATTTCGAGCGCCCGCTGCCTTTGGGCGAGTCGAACCAGGTCAATTGGACCACCCAGTATGCGCCGCAACTGCTGCTGTACGCTTCGCTGCTGGAAGCTCAGCCATTTTTGAAGCGCTCGGAACGAATCGCAGAGTTCCAAGGACTGTTCGATCGTGCAGCAGCCGCTGTTTCGAATGAAGCCCAACGCCGGCTTGGCGGCGACCAGACTCTCCTGAGGACTGAAGGATGATCAACGACCTTATTGCCCACGTGTTCGAAGCACCCTGTACAAACTGAAGGAGCTTTCGTAATGGCCAAGACCAGCCCCAGCCCATCCCATCCGAGTTACCCCGATGATGCCGCTCCGGTGGTTCCGAGCGACGTTAACACCTTTGAGCCCTCGGTCGTTATCACCGGGAGTGCTGGCAATCTCCACGTGACCACCGCTCAGGGTAGTGAGGTCC